TTGATGGCAATGCAATGATCGAGCCGCACTTTTGGATGCCTGAAGAAAGCATTGAGGGCCGGCTCGGATACGAGCGAGGGACGATTGAGCGGTTTATTGAACTTGGTCATATCGAAGCGACACCAGGCAGCGAGATTGATGCAATCTATTTAGCGGATCGTCTGACCGAAATACTGACAGAAAGCAACGCGATTTGTGTTGGATACGATCCTTGGAATGCGACGGCGTTGATTCAGTTGCTGGCTGAACGTGGATTGCCTGAAAAGCTATTCAAAAAGCTTCCGCAAACATTCTCGACGTATAACGAGCCATTCAAACGATTTGTTGGCATGGTCGCAGCCGGCAAAATTAGGCACAATCAGAACCAAGTGCTCAGATGGATGGCAAGCAACACGGCTCACCGTGAGGATGCCAGCGGCAATATCAGGCCAGACAAGGGCCGCAGTGCCGAAAAGATTGACGGCATCTGTGCGACGTTAATGGCGATGAGTTTGCAGATTACAAACGTCAACGAATCCAGTGACTTTGTCGGCAGCGGGAGCCTGTTCACATTATGACCATCATTGAGCGATTCAAAAGCTGGATTCGTCCGCAGGGAGCCACAACAAGCACGCCGGGCAATTGGCTGGTTGATTGGTTCCGAGGTGGACAAAGCACGGAAAGCGGCGTTCAGATCAACGTCGATAACGCGTTGAAGATGTCGGCCGTGTGGGCATGCGTGCGGCTTAAGGCTGACAGCTTGTCAACTTTGCCGTGTAAGCTGTATCAGCAATCCGATGACGGCAAAGTCGAGCTAAAAAACAATCAGCTTTATCGTTTGTTACATCAAAAGCCTAACAGATGGCAAAACGCCAGAGAATTCAAATTCTTTATGCAGGCTGCTCTTGAGTTATGGGGCAACGCTTACGCGGTCAAAGTGATTGAGAATGGTCAGGTAACATCTTTGTTACCCGTTACGCCGAATGACGTAACGGTCGAAGTTTTCCGTGATCGCGTTGTGTACCACATTACGCAGGAAGACGGCGAAGCGATTGTCTTAGAAGCTCCTGAAGTGTTGCATCTGCGACAGATGAATCTAGCCGATGACGGCATCACTGGACTTTCGACCATTGGTTATCAACGCGAGGTCTTGGGTGGTTCAATCGCTCGCCGTGATTATGGCAATCGTTTTTTCGGCAATGGTTCGATTCCTGGCGGCATCCTTGAATTTCCAGGCCGCATGACGCCAGAACAGAAACAAGAGATGCGATACGGCTGGCAGCAATTGCATTCAAAAGACAATCAGCACAAAGTTGCAATCCTTGATCAAGGTTTGAAGTATCAGCAAATCAGCGTGCCGAACGAAGACAGCCAATGGATCGAGTCGATGTCGTTTGACATTGCTGACGTCGCTCGAATCTTTGGCGTGCCGTCTCCATTGATTAACGATCACAGCCGGTCGAGTTTTAACAATGTCGAGCAACTTAGCCTTAACTGGCGAGTTTACGGTATTCGGCCGATGACGGCATTGTGGGCGTCAGCATTAAATGATCAATGCCTAATGACTCCACAACAACGCAACTCGATGTTCTTTGACTTTGTCATTGAAGATTTGCTATCGGCTGATCTCGGAGCGAAGAGTGATTATCTGGAAAAGATGCACTTCAACGGGTTTATGACTCGTAACGAAGTCCGAAGTAAGCTCAATCTAAATCCCGTCGAAGGCGGCGACACATTTTATATGCAAACTGCAATGGCTCCGCTTGATGATAACGGTCGATTGGTCGCGATTGATTCAAGCGACCAGCCGACAGTCGAGCAGGCCAACAATGATGCAATCGCTCATCTGGTCGATCAGGCTTCACGGTTGTCTCAGATTGAAATGGAGCGAATTATCAGAGCCGCCGGCCGAGAATCGAATTTCCTGCAATGGTTGGATGATTTTGCGGACGCTCATCACAAACATTGCATTGAGAAACTGGAATTGCCGGCGAAACTGGCTGGCATCACTGATATTGTTGAATTGGGTGCAGCGGTGACGCTGTGGATTGCAGATGGTCACTCAGAAGTAGTTGAAGCAAGTGGTTCAGCAACATCAGAGACATTGAAGCCAATTATTACTCAAACGCTGAATGAATGGCCTGCGGCTAGATCAGCGGCACTGCTTGAAAAGTTGGGGATTTACAATGGCGATCAACTTTAGCCTGCGAAACAACGAAAACTTACGTCAATGTCATTGGTTGACGTATACGGACGCAGCGAGCTGGACTTGGAAGGCAAGCGAAAACATTACACCTGTTGAGCTTAAAAGCCGCAAAGACGATGACGATCGCATCTACATTTATGACGAGATCGGGCCGTCTTTCGTTGGATTCTCTGCTGCCGATCTGCTTTCAATGCTGCCAAAAGACAACGATAAATCGGTGACAGTGCATTTGAACAGTCCCGGCGGCGATGTGTTTGAAGGCGTCGCGATTTACAATCTGCTGCATCAACGCGGCAATGTGACGATCCAGATTGATGGCATTGCAGCATCGATTGCGAGCGTTATTGCGATGGCTGGCGATCGGATCGAAATTGCTGAGGCCGGCCAATTGATGATTCACAATCCGTGGACGGTAGCAATGGGTGAAGCTGATACTTTTCGGGCCATTGCTGATACGCTGGACACAGTCAAAAGACAGATTGCCGGCGTGTATGCAGCTAGAACTGGCATGGAGGTGACAACGCTGGGTCAGATGATGGATCGTGAAACGTATATCACAGCTGAGCAGGCTGAAGGTTTTGGTTTCGTAGATGCGATCATTGCCAACAAACGCGGGCCGGAGCAGGCACAAGCGAAGCCGGATTATCGGCTTTTGAAATCTAAGCTTGCACTTCTAGCGAATCGCATTTACAAATAATGCAGCCGTGACGGCTAACACTTGCAGCAACGCGTGACGCGATGCGACTAGGTTTGACAGTTTCTAACACTGTCAGCGAGGTCATCGCATGCGTGTATGATGTCCGAGCTGACGCAAAAGGACATCATACAATGTTGAAGAACACCCCGACGGCAGCTGAGCTGCGTGACAAAGCGGAAACGCTGCGAGTGGAAACGCTGGCTTTGATCGAAGAGATTGAAGAGTCTGGCGAAAACGCGACCGACGAACAGAATGAGCAAATTAACGCTAATTCTGACCGCGTTCAGGATCTTTTGAATCGAGCTGAGCAGATCGACAAGCTGCCTGCTCCAAAAGCAACAGTCGCTCGACCTCTCGCACAAGACGGCGAAACAAAGCCGGCGATTCAGGCGATTCAATTGCCGCCAAACAACAAAAAGCTGCGAGGATTCTCGAACGATCGAGAAGGCCGCGAGCAGGCGTTCAAGGCTGGCCAGTGGATTAAGGCTGTCGCTTACCAGGATCGCAATGCAGCTCAATGGTGTCGCGATCATGGCGTTGGATTCAGCAACGCCATGAGCGGCGATGACAACGCTAAAGGCGGCGTGTTGGTGCCTTCCGAAATGTCGCAGGCTATCATTGATCTCCGCGAAGAGTACGGCGTGTTCCGTGCAAATTCACGGATTGTCACGATGTCATCCGACACACTGACCGTGCCACGACGCGTCGGTGGTCTGACGGCTTACGCTGTCGGTGAAAATGACGAAATCTCAGCATCTGACAAGAGCTGGGACAACGTCGAGCTGGTCGCTCGTAAATGGGGCGTTGTTTGCAAGTATTCCAGCGATCTAAGCGAAGACGCTGTTATCGATCTTGCTGATGATTTGGCTTCTGAAATCGCTTACGCTTTCGCAAACAAGGAAGACGAAAGCGGATTCAACGGCGATGGAACGAGCACTTATCACGGCATCGTCGGTGCAGCTTCTAAGGTTGATGATGGCAATCATGCCGGATCAATCGCAACCGCAACGACTGGCAATACGGCGTTTTCAACGCTTGATTTGGTCGACTTTAACAATGTCGTCGCTAAGTTGCCGCTGTACGCTCGACGAAATGCTCGATGGTACATCAGCTCGGCTGGTCACGCTGATTCAATCAGTCGATTGGCGTATGCTGGCGGCGGAAACGCGGTTAATGACATCGCTGGAGCCAGTGGACAGACATTCCTCGGCTATCCGGTTGTGTTCACTCAGGTGCTGAACAGCACTTTGACTGCTCAAACTTCGACGATTCTAGCTCTGTTCGGTGATCTGAGCTTGGCTTCAATGATGGGCAGCCGGCGTGACATCACGTTTGCAATCTCAAGCGATCGTTTCTTTGAGTACGATCAACTGGCCATCAAGGGAACGCAGCGTTACGACATCAAAATTCATGATCTTGGTGATGCAACGACAGCTGGTCCTATCGTCGCTTTGAAGACTCCGGCAAGCTAAAAGCCGGTTTATCATAAGGCTTGCCGTCGGCCTTAATCGGCGGCTTTTCTTTAATCTCAAACTCACGCGAGAGAATCAATATGAACGCTTTGCAAAACGTCAAGTTCGTTTCGGTGACACCGCCGGCGGCAATCGTCGATAACGCGGCTTATACAACTGCCGAGATCGACACTAGCGGATTCGATTATTTGACAGTTGTTGCATATCTTGGAGCAACGGACATCGCCATGTCAGCTCTCAAGCTGACCGAGTCCGACACTAGCGGCAGCGGTCACGCCGACATCTCAGGTGCCGACTTCTCAAGCGGAACTGACATCGATGGCAGTGCAGCAGCTTTGCCAGCGGCCGACGATGATAACAAGTTCTTCGCTTTCCAAGTCGATCTGCGTGGCCGTAAACGATACATCGACGTATCGGCAACCGCTGGCGATGGTGCGGCAGGAACTTTCTGCTCAATCCTTGCCGTTCTCAGCCGAGCTGGTGAAGCTCCGAACACAGTTTCTGAAGCTGGTTGCGGAGGTTTGATCAGAATCTGATGCTTGTTCGATTTAATCAAAGCTTCCGTCATTGGCAACGCGGCAGGATTTACAACCTCGCTGACGGCCAGGCTAATCTGTTGATCCATCGCACAATTGCTGAGGAGGTGCAGGAACGTGCCAGGACTAAGCGTCAGCGTCGGTCCAACCGTCGAACCAGTAACGACAGCCGAGATTAAAACGCATCTACGCGTCATTGGCAGTGATGAGGATGCTTACATTCGCAGCCTCATCACTGCCGGCCGCGTTTGGATTGAGAATTACACGCATCGAGCACTGATCAATCAGACCCTGATTCTCAATCTCAATTCATTTCCAGATTACGGGCAGCCAATCTGGTTGCCGAAAGCTCCGCTCTCAAGCGTTACATCAATCACGTACAACGATGCCAATGGCAATAGTCAAACGCTGGCAACATCGAAATATATGGTTGATACATCGGGCAACAATCGAGCAGCCGGCGTCTACGAATCGTATGACAACGATTGGCCGACGACCTACGATGAGGTCAATGCAGTCACGGTGACTTATGTCGCCGGCTACGGATCAACGGCGGCATCAGTGCCAGATCCGATTCGACATGCATTAAAAATGTTGATCGGCTCAATGTTTTGCGAGCGGGTGCCGTGCGAAGAGTGCGATGCACTAGCTGACAATTCGCCGGCGGCCATGTTGTTGAGTGCTTACAAAGTCCAAAACGATTTAGTAGGACTGCCGACATGGTGATGAAACGATGTCATCGCAAGATTGGCGAGTACGATCTCAAAGTTACGTTTGAGACTCCAAGCGGCACGGCAGACGCTCATGGACACATTGATTTGACCAATCTTTCTAACTGGTCGAGCTTTTCATCAGCATGGGCGAAATGTGTCAGCAAGGGCGGTCGAGAGTTTTGGAAGGTTAATCAAGTCAATGCTGATGTGAGTCACGTTTGGTACGTGGCCTATGACAGCTCACTTGATGCAATCACGCCGGATGATCGTTTAATTTACGACCAAACGAGATATGAAATTGTCGCTGCTTTCAATATCGACAACGCTAATCTTGAGTATGAGATTCATACAAAGCGTGCCGTTTGAATGAGATTGGCAAGCCTGTTGTTGTGACGGTGACACAGGAAGCAGTCAGCGGGAACGGTAATGGCTAACAGCATTTTGGAAGTTGCCATCAGCGGTGATCAGGCGTTGCTAAACGCGATGAAAGAAATCCGCGAAGACATGGTTGACAAGATCGCACCAGCCGGGATCAGAGGCTATCTGCAAGTGGTGGCAAAAGGCATCAAGGCAGAGTTGCCCAGCAAAATGAAAGACGCCAGGAAGTCAATTGGCTGGGGATTCAAAAAGTTCAACAAACGGACTGGCGAAGTGCATGCAAAAGTCGGCGTCAAGGCCGGCATGAAGAAAGCTAAGCAGGAGCAGTTGGCAAACGAGGCGGCATCGAAGCGGAGGGCAGCGGGCAAGAATCCAGGCAGTAAGGGTATCAGCGTTAAAAACATGATGTGGTGGATTGAAGGGACAGATCCGAGATCTACCAAACTTGGTCACAACCGTGGAAAGATGAAAACAAAGCATCCAATCGTCAGGGATGGTCACTCAAAATCAAGGCACGCGGCACTGGCGAAGTTTCAAGAGAACGTCAAAAAGGACATGAAAAAACGGGTGGCAAAACAGAGGAAGAAGGCACGCGGCCGGATTTCTAAGTCTGTCATTCGCAGCACAAAAAGCGGAATTGCTGGTCTACTCAAATGACAATGAAATCAGGACTGGTCTCACTGCTGACAGGCGAGGGCACAATTACGGCCTTGGTGAGTTCACGCGTGTACGTCAACAAGGCTCCACAGAAAGCCGTTTTGCCTCACATCATCATTACACAGCTCAATAGTAATGAGATGAACGCCTTTGACGGGACCAGTGAGCTACGCAGCATCAACTATGACATTGACTGCAAGGCGGACAGAAGCGTCGAGGCGGCAACGCTGGCTGATGCTGTTCGCGTGTTTCTTGACGATTACACAGGGGCGGCAGGCAGTGAAACAATCGGGGCCGTTCTGCTGAACGATGAGTCAGACAGTTATGAGCCACCGACTGATGCCAGTGATGTCGGAATTTACGTTGTCACGCTTGATTTGGATGTGATGTACAACCCGGCATGAAATTGGACTGGTGCAAAGATTCAGGCAAATGGAACATCTGGGAACTTGAGACGAACACGTTATTGGCAAAGGCTGAGAGCGTGCAATTGTTAGTTCCATCGGTGCTGATCAGCACTGATGGCGGCCGTCATGGCTATTTAATTGCTGACGGCCTTCTGACTGTTAGCAAAGACAATCAAGCAACAATTCGGAGGAAATAAAATGGCAAAGGTAGTCTGCAAAGGAACGGTGCTTCAGCAAGAACTGTCGATGGTCTTCACGGCCGTTGCACAGGTTACCAGCCTGGAGCAGTCAGGGGCGGAGTCTGAGACGTTCGAGAGCACGACACTGGACACCAGTGGTGCCGGCAAGGAATACGACACCACAGGATACACGGAACCTGGCAGCGTCAACTTTGAGCTGTTCTATGATCCTGCACTAGCTGGCCATCAGGCAATTACTGACCTGCTGACAACGCCGGCTGCCCAGAACTGGAAAATCATCTACGCCGACACGGGCAACACCGAATACCCGTTTACGGGTGCTGGCGTTTCTTTTGATGTGACAGTCGCAATGAATGACGGCCTGCGAGCATCTGGAGCCATCAAGCTCGACGGCCTTGGAACGTGGCCTACTTAGTTTTGAGGTGAAGCAGTGAAGGCAGAGTTGTTGAGACCTATGGAAATGGGGCCTACTCATCCTGAGTATGTGCCAGGGGAAAAGACTTGGCTGCAAGTCGGTGCAATCATTGAAAACCCGCAGGCGTTCATGCTGGTCCGTATGGGCTGTGCAAAGCCTGCTGACGATGAGTGCGAGAAGGCCGCACAGATGACGCCTACGGCGATGGAAAAAGCAAAGGCGGCGTATGAGCGGTTACAGAAAGGGATCGCACCAGAGGACTTTGAGGCATTCGATGCCGGCGAGATCTCTGGGTACGATCCTGAGACTGGCGAGCCAATTCCTGGCCCAAACGCAATAGATGAGGAGGACGACTGATGGCGGTGATTAGCAGGGAAGCCTTCCTGGCTCCGGCAGCGGTGCCTGCTGAGCGGGTGCCGTTGCCGGAGTTCGGTGAAGATTCTTACGTTAATGTACATGGCATGACGGCCAAGGCTCGCAGCCAGTTTGAGCAGCAGTTCCAAACGAAAGGCGGCAAGCCGGCAGCCAGGCGATTGCAGGAAGTGCGGCAGCGGCTGCTGGTCGCATGTTGCAAAGACGACGACGGCAACGCCATCTTTACAGTTGAAGACATCGAAGCCATCGGAGGGCAGTCTTCGGCCGTTGTGGAGCGGATTGTCAATGTGGCGATGCGTCTATGCGGCATGAAAGAGGATGACATTGAAACGCTGGCGGGAAACTAGCCAAAGACCACAGAAGGCGGCTAGCCATGCGGCTGGCCGTCGTCTGCGGTCAATATGACGTTGACGCGATGTTGGAGAGTATGACCAGCCAGCAATTCGATGAGTGGGTGGCCTATTACACGCTGGAGCCTTTCGGATATGAGCCTGTGAAAGACACCATCGCAAATGCTGGTGCGGCTGTTTGTCACGCATTTGGGGCAAAGGTGATGCCTTGGATGATCTTGGGCAAAGACGAGCCGAAAAACGAAGTGGCACCGAATCAGGCCGCTGCAATGTTTGGGGGAAGTTATGGCGGTAATCGGTGACATGATCGTCAACATGACGGCGAATACTGGCCAATTCCAACGCAAGATGCGTGAGGCTCAAGGTTCCGTTGCAGGCGTCACAAACGCCGTGGGGCAGAACACTGCCGCAATGGGTCAGGGCAACGCTGCCATGAATACGTCAGTGGCAGGGATGGCGAGAATGGCCGCTGCTGCTGCGGCTGTTGGCGTGGCATATACAACAGCTACGGCGTTGATCGGTGCGTTTACCAGAGCGGTAGTGTCGTCAGTGCAGCAGGCTGCCAGCGTTGAAATGTTGGAAGTGCAGCTAAAGACGTTGACGGGAAGTTCGCAGGCAGCGGGCGAAATGATGCGTAAGCTGCGGGAGTTTGCAGCGGCTACGCCGTTTGAAGTGCAGGACATCGCACAGGCCGCAAAGACAATGCTAGGCTTTGGGTTTTCGATTGAGGATGTACACCGCAACCTTGAAATGATGGCGAAGCTGGCAGCAACCAGCGGAACCAGTATGAACGAACTGGCTGACATTCTTGGCAAAGTTCGCGGCATGAACAAACTGCAAGCCGTGGAAGGCAACCGTCTGATTGATCGCCAAATCAACATTTATCAGGAACTTGCCAACATGACTGGCAAGAGTGTTGAAGAGGTTAGAAAGATGGGCGAACAGGGCCAGATCAGCTATGCGATGGTTGAGCAGGCTTTGATGAGAATGACAACAGGTCAGGGCCAATTTGCGACCGCACTGGAAGACACGCAGAACACGGCAGGCGCTTTATTCTCGACACTGGTTGATAATGTGAAAATGGCGGCAGTGGAATTCGGAAAGTTCATCATTGAGACGTTTAATCTCAAAGACGGAATGAAAGGTATCACAACATTCATCCAAGAAGGTCTATTGCCGAATTTACAAAGGCTGTTGGAAGGTCTGAAACCGATTATTACCGCAATGCTAAAGCTGGCGGAAATAGGAATGGAAATCGGTTTAGTATTCGCGGATATCTTCGGTGAGGCATTGTTGCGAACATTGGAGGCAATGCAGCCATTGCTGGCAAGTATGGCAGAAGGTGTTGCACAATGGGCGGAATCTATCGGTGCAGGCGTTGAACAAATTAGGAAGGCAAAAGAATTAGTTTTCGGCAATCCGCTTGATCAGTTTGACAATGAGGAAAAGCCGGGTGCCGGTGGAATTCTGGGGGGCGTCTTTGATTTGTT